ACTTCTATGCACTCTCAGATGTAACTATGTCTGCTGAGATGACTACTTATCGTCAGGCTCTACGTGACATCACAAGCCATGCTAACTGGCCTAACCTAGAAGAAGCTGACTGGCCTACGAAGCCTGAGTAATAAGATATACATTAGAGGATATACGTAATGAGTAAGGCAAGAGATTTAGCAGACTTTATTTCCACTGGAAGTATTCTCTCTGATGGTACTATTGAGTCTACTGAGATCAGTGGTGTTACTGCTGATGCTACAGAGATTAACAAACTAGATGGACTGACTGCAGATACAGCAGAGTTAAACAAACTAGATGGTGTAACAGCTACTACTGCTGAGTTGAACAAACTAGCTGGTACTACTGCTACAACATCTGACTTTGACAAACTGTCTAACGTTACTGCTTCAGCTACTGAGTTGAACTATATGAGTGGTGCTACTAGCTCTATTCAGAATCAGCTAGACAACATCAGTGTCACATCTGGTAGCCTTACCAAGTCATTCACGAATGGTGAGACAGCAAGCATTACTCTAAGTTCTGCACTCTCTACTGCCCCTGTTGTTGGTGTTACTAAGGAAGTAGCACAGACAGGTATTTCCTCTAAGGGTGCTTGGGATGTAAATGCTACAGCGTCTAACTATGAACTGCATAACACTGCGTATAGCACTACGTTGACGCCTAGCACTGTAGGATATGGCTTTAGCAGTGCTATAGATGATAGCAATCAGTTAAGTTATGGTGGCACCGATAACTATATGCAGAAACTGTATATTAGCCCTGATGGTCTAAATGTTATTCTTTCTGGAAATAGCCCACAAACACTATACTACTGGCAACTAAGTACAGCTTGGGATTTATCTACAGCGAGTTATTATTCATCATTTGATCCAACTGGAACTATTGGTGCTAATGATATTTCTATGCTCAGTTTTAAGTCTGACGGTACAAAAATGTACGTTGGTTCTTATGGCAACGATTACATATATGCGTTTAATTTATCAACAGCATGGTACATAAACACTGCAACATCTGCCAGCGAAAGTTTTTATATTGGTGGTGATGTAACGGTTGGTCAGGGTTTTTCTTTTAGCTCCGATGGGACAAAATTTTATGTGGGTGATTTAGGAAACGGTGATATTACAGAATATTCAATGTCAACGGCTTGGGATATTAGCTCTGCGTCTTCTCCTGTTTCATATACGCCAACAAACTTCCCTAGTGGTAAATCTCTTAGATTTGTGCTGTTTAATTCTGATGGCACAAAAATGTATATTAACAATGCACATAATAGTTATTTAACTGTTGCGGAATATAGTTTGAGTACTGCATGGGATATTTCTACTGCCTCACCAACTGGAAACAACTTTGATTATTCAAGCGATGTTGGCGATAATGTTCCCGCATTCTGGTTAAAGCCAGATGGAACTAAAATATTCTTTATGAACAACACAACATCACCATCTAAGTTGATGCGGTTTAGTATTTCCTCAGATGCCCTAGTCCTTGGCACAGGCTCTTTTGCTTCCACAGACGTAGGCAAACGCATTCAAGGTAATGGCGGTGATGTAATTCTTACAAGCACTGCGGGTGCGTATGACACTACAGGTGGATCAGACTTTACTGACACTAGCACTATTGCGTCAGGCTCTTGGACTATGCATGGGCTAAAGTCTGCGGGTGCTAGTGATGGGCTTACTTTGCCTAGTATAGTTAATAGTTACAATAATATAAGTGACTGGTCTTATGATAGTGTTGTTAAAGACTTATCTTCTGATATTAATCTTGCTCCAGATTTATACTGGAAACCTGATGGTACAAGACTTTATTTAAGCGATTATCATAACGACAAAATAAAACAGTTTAACCTATCTACCGCTTGGGATATATCAACTGCAGCTTACACAGCACAAGCATCTTGGAGTACAGCTAGTTACGGCAATCAGACAGCTGGTGTCTTCTTCAAACCTGACGGCTTAAAAATGTATGTAACTAATATGGGTTACGATTATATTTTACAGTTTAACTTAACTACTGCTTGGGAAGCAAACACAGCAGCTTATTACACATCTAAAGATGCAACAGCTACTGCTTATGGAAGTGTAAATAATCCACATAATATATACTTTAAGCCTGACGGTACACGTTTTTATATGACATCGCAAACAGGAGATGATGTTACTCAAGTTGATTTAGCAACTGCATGGGACTTATTTTCTACACCATCTAATGCACAGTCATTTTCCACAGTAGGTCAGTTTTCAGCACCACAAGGTCTTGCATTTAATAGTGATGGTACAAAAATGTATCTTAGTGGCAATAATAGTATGTGGCAGTATAGCTTATCTACTGCATGGGATGTTACTACAGCTTCCTATGACAGTGAAACATTAGACATTGGTAATCTTATAACGCCAGTAAACGATGTGCGTGGAATTGCTTTTAAGGATGATGGACTAAAAATATATGTTCTTGATAATACATCTTCTAGTATGTATCAGTTTACTACTGGCTCAAACACAATGTCTACAGGACAATACCACATAGCAGCCACTAACTCAGGTGGACAAATAGACACTGCATTCTGGACTGACATCAACAGCATGACAGCCGATCAGTCGCTTGGTGATGGTACAGTACACTATGCAGTATCCACAGATGATCGCACTACTTGGTCAGTCGCAAAGGCAAGCGATGGTGTTCGTCCTATTGTGAGAAATAATGCGGGTACTTGGCAGTATAATAGTGATGCGGGTAGTATTGCAGGGTGGGGTGTATCTAATGCAACCTATGATAGCAAAAGTTTCTCTGTAGCTTCTCAAGAAACAGAACCACAGGGTATATTTATTGATAGCTCTGGTACTAGGTTCTATGTGTCAGGGCCAGCTAATGATTCTATTTATCAATACTCTTTATCAACAGCGTGGGATATTAGCACTGCTTCTCATGTTAGAACTAAATCTTTATCCGCAGACGATACTGCTATAAGGGGTGTTTGGTTTAAATCTGACGGTACAAAAATGTATGTTGCGGCTGCAGGAGGTGACGACTTTATATATGAATATCACCTTACAACAGCTTGGGATATAAGTACAGCGGGTAGCATTCAAGCAAGTATAGATGTTACTACACCCACGACCGAACAGTATGTTGCAGGTCTGTATATAAAAAGTGACGGTACTCAGATTTGGGCCACAGGACGTGGAACAGATAAAATATACGGATGGACGTTGACTACCGCTTGGGACATCAGTACAGCAACTTCTTTGCAGGAATTATCTGTAAGTAGCCAAGCTACTTCACCTAACGATATTCACTTTAAATCAGACGGAACCGAACTTTATGTAGTTAGCTATGCGGGTACTTATAGCACCCATGTTTTGACTTATACTTTATCTACAGCGTGGGACATTACTAGTGCTACATTCAGTTCTTCCCTTGACGTTTCAAGCCAATCATCAAGTCCACAGGGTCTGTTTATAAAATATGATGGCACAAAAACATATGTTGTCGGTGGTGCTACAGATACCATTTATCAATACGATTCTTCTACAGTAGCTTTTGGCACCAGCACCACATGGACTAACGCCACAACTAACGATGAGTTCTATGCACTACAGCAAGCACTAGGTGCTACACCTATTAATCGCATGGACAAGACACAGCTAGACGCAGTAGCAGATGGCTCTCACTTCACGTTAGGCGATACGTTGGACTTGGCTATTGCACTCAAGCAAGACACTGCATCAGCATCACTGCCTACGTCTGACGGTGTAAGCATTAACTATGATGCAGAGGCACTCAACCAAGGTGCTGTACTAGGGACAGACTACGACTATGACTTCCCTGATAGCACAACGGTTCGTATCACTTCTAATGCAGCACAGAACTTGAAGATACGTGTAGTATAATCTTGACATTATAGCATTTATGAGTTAAACTATGAGTGACATCAAACTTTCTCCAGAAGAAATAGAAGATATGCTAGATCGTGCAGCTAGGCGTGGGGCTAAAGAAGCCCTACGTTCTATTGGCTTACTAGACGATGATGCACATAAAGATATTACAGAGATGCGTAGCTTGTTGGAAGCATGGCGTGACACTCGTAAGTCTATCTGGTCTACAGTAGTAAAATTAGCTACCGTTGGAGTCCTGACATTTATTGCAGGTGCGGTATGGATGACAATGGGTAAGTAAAGGTAAAGTAAAATGGTAGAAGTAACTGACTTATACGGTGTTACACGTAACTATGATCGTAAAGACGCTAGAGATGTTCAAGCTCAAGTAGACAGAGATAAGCTTTACCTAGAAGCTGCGCAGACTGGTGACTACTCTAAGATAGTGAGTAAGGGAGCAAGTGGTGGAGAGCGTTCTGAGGTTGAATCAAAAGCTAAAAATATACTTAGACAGTATACTGCTGTCAAAGGCCAACAAACCAACGACTATAGTGCAGCAGCTTCAGGAACTCCTGTGTTGTACCCAGGCCACAGCTTTGAAAGGGTGTTTGGTGAAGGTAAAGGCTACGCTGTCTATGACTCTTTCAAGACTGATGACGGGTCACAGTATCTAGCTGTATCAGGTAAAAACAGTAGCTGGGTTGAAAAAGTTAATCCTGATGGTACTCGTGAACGTGTAATGAGTACAAGAGGTAATGAGGACGATGGTAGAGCGTCAAATATTAGTTATGCTAAAAGAGCACTTGCTGATGTAAAAGAAAGCCTTTCAACTACCACTACTACTGATACTGGTAGTGATGCTAAATCTGCTATCACTAAACTTATAGCATCATATGATCACTTTGTAGCTACAGGTGAAGACGATGGTGGTGGTTTCATTAATGCTGAAACAGGTCTACCTGTAGGTGCTAACAACGAAGCTGAAGCTTTCTTGATGCGTAGTGGCAATTACGTAATGTCTCAGGATACTATGCTTGGTATTCTTGACAATTCTAGTGATGCTGTTAAGCAAGCTCTTGCAAAGAATTACACCGTCTTTGATACTATGGGCGGTGATATGTGGAGCCAAGTACGTGATCGTGTAGCTAGCGATTTACTTACTAATGTTATGGGCGGTATAACAGACAACCGTGACTTTGGTAAGTTACTAGCTGTATCAGCTTACAGTGCAGACGCATTCATTAATGCTGTAGGTGTAGCTAACACACAGAACTACTCAGTTGGTGATCCTACTTGGAATGAAGAGACAGGTGAGTTCCAAGGCTACAACAGAGGTAACGTAACCTTTGGTATGGTTAACGGTCAGCCTATGATGACAGGCGTTACAGGTGCAACTACTGCACTAAACGCTGCATCACTTAACTCTTTGTGGGTTTCACCTGAAGACGTACAAGGTATTGTACAAGGTGATGTATATGCTAACTATCAAGACTACTATGATAGGTTCCGCAAAGAGTATGAGTTCCTAAATGACTTTGACTTCCTTAACTTAAAAGGTTTAGATAATAAGATCATTAAGAAGCCTACAGATACATCAGGCTTATCTGTTACACCAGGAATGACAGGATCAGGTTATACCGCTGGTACATCTGATTATACAGACGCTTCAGGTTTAACATTCCAAACATCAGCCGCTGCTCCTGTTACATATGATCCACAACAAGTAACACAAACATATCAAACTGCACAGCCTCAACTAGGTGGCGCTGGGACAGGTACTTATCCACAAGCTGCAGTTACAGGTACGTTTAATACACCTACACAAACTGCTAACCTATCTGCTGTACCACAAACTATTACAACTAAGACAGACTATACTGGTACAAACATGGCTAACCTTACACAACCTTCTCAGGGCGTAGGAGGTGTACAACAGGTTACATATGCTAACCCTAATACAGGACAACAACTACGTATGACAGAGATCAATGGTAGTCCTATAGGTGTTATCCCACCAGGTTTCCAGAAAGTTACTGCTGCTGCACGTGGTGGTTACATTAATGGTTACAGTGAAGGTGGTGACGTTGAGCTAGAAGGTAAGTATCGTATCTATAAGAAACAGTTCGGCTACAATGGTCCTAAGACACGTGAAGCTATTGAGCAGTTTGAGGAAGCACGTCCTGAAGTTAAACGTAAGGGTATGGCTATTGGTGGCTATGTCCGTAAGTTTAATAGAGGTGGCGTAGTACGTGGTTTTGATGAAGGTGGTCTAACGAAAGAGCAATTAGCTAATATGCAAGCCTCTGCTGTAACTCAAACTATGCAGCCATTACAATCTAACGTACAGATGTTGGTACCAGATCAAGCAGACTTTATTGCACCTACTGCAGGTCAAACATATGCAATAGCTCCGTTTGCACAAGCTGCTACAGTACCGTCTACTGCACAAGCTGGTATGCCTATGACTTCCCCTGCAGCTACTATGACTGCTGGTGCTGTGACTCCACAAGTACAGGCTGAGACTGCAGCTATGCAACCTGTCACAGGTACAGTATCACCTGAAGCACAGGTAACTGCTGCACAGCAAGCTACAACGTCTGTGACAGGCATGGAAGCTGCGCAAGGTACAGCTATCATGATGGACAATCCTGTACAACGTGAGATACAGGAAGGTGAGCTTATCTCTGGTGCAGCTAATGCAGAGAAAGCTTCACAATACGCTGAAGAAATACAAGCTGCTACAGCCACACCAACTAAACAGGCTACTGTTGCAGGACAACTAGAAGGTCTTATGCAGCAGTTTGAGGGTGGGGAGACACCTGCTTGGGCTGCTGGGTCTATGCGTACAGCCATGCAGACACTAGCTGCTCGTGGTTTAGGTGCGTCTAGCCTAGCAGGTCAGGCTGTTATTCAAGCTGCTATGGAAGCTGCGCTACCTATCGCTCAGATGGATGCACAGACTACGGCACAGTTTGAAGCACAGAACTTGTCTAATCGTCAACAACGTGCAATGCTAGCAGCTCAACAACGTGCTACATTCTTAGGTCAAGAGTTTGATCAAGAGTTCCAAGCTCGTGTAGCTAATGCATCACGTATCGCTGATGTAGCTAACATGAACTTCAATGCTGAGCAACAAGTAGCACTAGAGAACAGTCGTGCAGCTAATACAATGAACTTGACTAACTTAAACAACAGTCAAGCTATGGTTATGGCAGAGGCTGCTGCATTGTCACAGCTAGACATGGCTAACCTGAATAACCGTCAACAAGCTGCTGTACAGAATGCTCAGAACTTCTTACAGATGGATATGCAAAACTTATCCAATGAGCAACAGACAGCTATGTTCAAGGCACAGCAAAACATTCAAGCTATGTTTACTGATCAAGCTGCTGAGAACGCTGCTGCACAGTTTAATGCTACGAGTGAGAATCAGACTAACCAGTTCTTTGCATCACTTACATCACAAGTATCACAGTTCAATGCATCTCAACAGAATGCTATGGATCAGTTCAACGTGAATAGTGTTAACGCTCTACGTGAGTTTAACTCAGAACTACAGCAACAGCGTGACATGTTCAACGCACAGAATGGTCTTGTGATTGCTCAAGCTAACGCACAGTGGCGACAGAGCATTGCTACTATGAACACTGCTGCATTGAATGAAAGTAATGCTGATTATGCTAAAACCATTAATGGCTTAACTGCAGCTAACATGGATCAGATATGGCAGCGTGAGCGTGACATCATGAGCTTCGCATTTGCTTCAGCAGAGAGTGCAGCAGATCGTTCAGCTAACATTGCTATAGCTAAACTTACAGCAGACGAACAGTCTAAACTACAAGATAGTATTGGTAAAGGTAAGCTAGCAGCTATTGCATTAGATGCAGTACTAGGAAAGTGGTTGTAATATGGACTTATTAAGTAAAAGAATAGTAGAGCAAGTCAGACAGAAAGCACAAGCTCGTAGTGCTGAACAGATAGCTAAGGGTGTTATGTCTAAAGACACTAAGCAAGCTATATCTGAGTCTACTGCTACCATGAACAGAATGCGTGAAGCTATGCAGGACGTTGTAGCTAAGACAATCTCTGAACGTACACCTGATAACATTCCTAGTCGTATATCTGAGCCTGTCATAGAAGGTGCGCCAGAGAAGCCTGAGAAGGGTAGCCGTGAACCATATGAGCTAGAAGTAGATACCATTGGTAATGAGGCACTGGATAGCTCAGGTAAAACTGAAATGTCTAAGGAAGAGGCCGATTATGAGACAGGTAAAAAGCTCCGTGAAGAGGCTCTTAAAGGTAAAGGTATTATGGCCCCTACTGATGGTGTCGCTGACGGGGTGCAGCCTACAGATGGGAAAGACCCAACACAAGACCTGTTAGATCGTATTGCTTTTGGTGAAGGTGCTGATCCTGCTAAACTCGTAGCACAGGAAAAACATGGGATAGGCACAACACAATATGACATGGTGTATAATTATGGTGATACACTAGCACCTAGTAAACCTGTTAGTGAAATGACTATGAAAGAGTTGTATGACTTCCAGACAGACTTGATAAACGCAACTAAAGGTACTGTACCTGGAACTAACTTAGGAACAAGTGCTGTAGGTAAGTATCAAGTTATTAGAAAGTCTTTGTTTGGTTCAGGCACTGCTGATAAACCTGCTAAAAACTCTTGGGCAGATAAGTTAAATCTAAAAGCAGACACTGTTTATACACCAGAGATACAAGAAAAGATTGCAATGCTTGCGCTAAAAGAAGCAGGATATGAATCTTTTATTAGGGGAGGCAAAACAGAAAAAGCTTTCCATGATAAAATCGCCAACATATGGGCTTCTGTAGCAAAAGCATCAGGAAAAGACACATACGGTCAGGGTGTACATACATTGAAAGCAGACCTAGACCCTATGTATGAACTTTTAAAACCTGTTAAGACAGAAAACACAAACAGAACTACATCACCACGTCCTATGTTACGTCCTGACGAAGAAGAAGAATAATGTTCGGCTTACCCCTAGAGTTAATTACAATGTTGTTCTAT